TCTACTATCAACCATGCTCTCTACAAATCTCCTCAAGCATTTCGAGCTTTTCTTTAAACTCAGCTGCTTTTGCTATTTCTTCTTCAATTGCTGCCATAATATCAGGATGTTCCCCAATACCTGCAGGATGCTCTAAATACATACGCACATTTGCTTTGTGGTACTGTATTTTTCCTAGAAGATACGAAGCCATACCTTCTGCTATAATGTTTTTTGCTTTCACCATTTAGTGCTCCAATTTACTGATGTTTCCTGATTTTACAACTTCTACTTTTTCTAGTAGAGGGTGTGTCCATCCATGACTAACAACATAAGTATTGAGATCTTCTCCGAGTAACACCTCTACCAACTTTTCTCGCCCTGTTTCGTCCAACACATTGATAACTTCATCTAAGAAAAGAATATTAATTCTAGACTTGGATATACTGCTCATCAATTTACGAATGGCGATAAGTGTAGCGGTATTTACTCTTGCCAGCTCTCCCGAAGAAAGAGCTAGAATATCCACTATGTTACCATTGTCTGTTACTTGTACGTTTAACTTATCGTTTGACACTACAAACTCAAGTGTAAAACGTCCGTCTGAAAGCTCCGCAAGGTAGTGATTTGTAAGCTCTTCAAGCTCTTTTACTAAATTCTCTATCTTGTAAGCCAACAAACCATTAGTGCTGAAAGCCTTTTTTAATACTTCTAAATTACTAGAAATCTCTCTTTCTTTGTTAAGAACTTCCTGATGACTCTCTAATTGAGAAGTAAACTCCGCTGTTTGTTCGAGTATTACTTGGATTCTCGTGTTTCGTTTAGTGATCTGTTCATTTTCTCGTGTAAGCTGTATAAGCCTTCTTTTTGCATCCGATATTCTCTCCGAAATTCCGTCAGCCCTGCTACTGAGCTCTTCTTTATCCAGCGGTACCGACGGTAAAGACTGGTCAATACTTCTATAGAGATCCTCCCAGTCTTTTTGAGTTTTTTGAGAATCTCGAAATCTTGCATTGTTTCGTTTAATTTCTGATATTCTTCTTTCAATTTCATCTTGCCTTTCCTTTGCCGACATAATTTTAGTTGTCTCTAGGGAAAGCAAAGACTCTATAAAATCATTGTCTACATCTTGTTCACAAGTAGGGCATTTATCCCCTAATTTGCTAAGTTTGTCTAAAAGTCGCTTTGACCCCGCTACCGATTGTGAAAGACTACCACTTTCAGTTTGAAGATCATCATAAGATTCTATACTGTCTACAACACAGTTTCTAGCAGAATCAATATCTATTTTATTTAACATACTTTTATAAGTATTATTCTGAGAAATCTTTTTATTTTTCTCAGAAATATTTTCAATTTCAATCATAAGAGCAGTGAACTCTTGTTCGTCTTCTATCGTCTCAATTGAAATTTCAGACAGAGGAAGTATGTTTGTATCACTTAATTTATTATCTGCCAACCATTTTTCTATGGTTGCGGTCTTTGATTCTATGCTGCTAAGAGTGAGTGCAGTTCTTCTTGACTCTTCTTTAAACAGCTCAAATAGCGATACATAATGCTCCAAGTGTAACAGATCTATTAGAAACTTTTTCCTATTTGTATCTGTTGCAGTTAAAAACTGTAAGCTACTATTTGTATTTTGATAGACTAGTTGAGAAAAAGTTTTAAAGTCAATTCCAAGAATATCTTGTAAACTTTTATAAGTATTAGTTGCAGTATGCGAACTAATATCCTCTCCGTTTTCTAGTAACTTTAGTTTAATACTAGACTTTCTATCAATAATAACTTCATATCTATTATCATCTTTCGTAAAGTCTAATCTAATATTATAGCCAGCATTTACATAACGATTTGGTATATCTGCTTTTTTAATGCCTTTTGAGTTTTTGTTGTATAACGCTTCTTCGATAATTAACGGTATGGACGACTTGCCCATACCGTTAGTACCAAGAACTTGAGTTACAGTATTACTACTAAGATCCAACTCATTGTCTGCGCCATAGCTAAAACAATTACTCCATCTCAATTTTTGTAGCGTAATCATTAAATATCCCTACTATCTGCGGTATTCTAGGCTCTGATATTTCTAGAATATAGGTTAAATACTCTACCAGCTCTTCTTGAATAGTCATTTCTTTGCTCATGACAAGTGTAGCTTCACTACTTCGTTTTACAACTTTCTTGTCAAGAAGATCACTATTCTTGATATTTGCTAGCTCTTGTATATCTCCTTCTATCTCATAGATGGTATGGTGGTAGTCTGTAGGAATCATTTCATCTGTACTTGATACGGTTTTCCGTATGAGCTGGGGCAGTTCAAATGCATCCCACATCCACGACCAGTTCTGTGGATTAATTAAAAGGTAGCCTGTTTTGACCTCATTTCTATGAAATGAGGTTGTCATTGGACTTCCTGGATATACAATATTTCTTTGAGTATTGCTATGTGCGTGTAGATCTCCTGCAAACACCACAGGGAAATCTTCAAATCTCTCGAGGTCTACTTCTGGTTTAACGTGAGGCGGTATCTCCCCTCTAACATGAGTAAAGAGAGGCTTACTTTTATTAAACCAATCAATGCTGTCTTTTTTATGAAGTTCTGCATAGGGTAGTATTCCATACCCCAACCCAGGATCTATATAAGAAATATCAACAATATGTACCAGAGGGTTTATATCTCGTGAAACTTGTTTTAGCTGAGAAAAGAAAGTTTTGTTCTTTTTCGTAGCTTCATGGTTGCCATCATAGATAATAGTTGGAATCTTTACTTCTCGAATAAACGAAAAGTAAAGTTCCAACTCTTCCATGTTCGGCAGACGGTCAAATAAGTCTCCTCCTATAATGTGAGAATTACACTGCTTTTCAAGAGAATGAATCTGCTCAAAAAACAGTTTATACCTATTTAATGCCCACTCTCGTGGAACATTCTTCTGTCCTAGCTTGATATGCCAGTCTGCCGTAAATAAAATCATGATACGTTGAATTCATCTTCCAAAGTTTCATCAATACTGCCAGCACTGTCTTCACGAATCTCGTCAAGAAGTGTTTTTTGTGCATCTGGAGTAGGGCGGGGCATAACGTCATCCATAGACTTCAGATCTGCAATCGCGGTCATTTCGCTTTCGCTAAGAGCGCGCTGCTTGCACTTAAGTACTTGTAGCTGATACTCTACATTGTAAGGAAGAGGCCCAGTTTTAACACGCTTGAACTTAACATCCCAGCCTGTTTTTGGGTCAGTAGGATCGCCCAAGTCTTCTGCTGCTGTAAGAATTGCTTCAAACAACTTCTTCTTGAGGTTAACGATTTTTACTTCGCCATTGTCAAGACACTGCATTGCGTAGCTCCAACCACACTTGAGATCGGGGTAGTACTCACGAATCCAGTCTTTTTCAAGGTTGTTAAATCGCTCTTCGTTGCGATCAAAGGACAAGCACTCAAAAGGAATGTTCTTACCATTCTTACCTTCGAGCCAGTACACGTATCGTGCGAGTACGTCCCCTACAAGACGAACTTCGTTGTCTCCGTCGCGGTAAGAGTAAGATGTGATTGACGACTTTTTAGCGCCGCCTGCTGATTTATTAAATGAAATAGCCATTAGTGTATTTTCTCCTGTGGGACTTCTTCGTACAGAAAATGTATTTGGTTATCTTCTGCAGTAAGTAGTCTATTGTTTTCAAAAAGTTCTGGAGCTACAGTACAAAGTATTGAGTCCAGCGTGGTTTTCCCAGTTGCTAAATAGTCCCCATAGGGACGCATTGAAGCTAAAGCAAGATACTGGGCTATCTCGCTATACTCGTACTTATAAGCATTGTAAAGTAAGACATCTGGATGTACCAAAAAGGATTCGCCAGTAAAATTAATATTACTATACTTATAAAGTCTGTCATATTTTGTACTCGGTATTGAAGCCGTTACTATCATTTTAAAGATTAAAAAGACAGCAAAAGGGCTTCCTTCGGCTGTCTCAAATATTCTTTTCCAATTATATAACAACATATTATACACTCATCTGAAGCATTTGTCAAGAAGTATTTTTCTATGTTCAAAGCTGTTTAATTGAATAACCTTGTTTCATGTAATAGCCCATTCTGTTTGAAGCTTGTCTTTGGGCTGTTTTTCCTTTGAGATGTATGTCAATGACTACTGGATCTCTTTTATTTTCATGCTTACGGACAACTCTACCTATGAGCTGAGTAAGTAGTGGCTCATTATTTATAGGAGTAGCAAGTATAAGGCAGCTTAAAGTATTGACGGATATACCCTCACTAAATATTGCTTGGGTTCCGTACAGAATTTGCTTGTCTCCGTATAGAATTTCATCCACTAGCTTTTCTCTGTCCTCGTGAGCAACCTCACCCGTAACACATACAGATTTCTCGCCAGTCAGTTCGGCGCAGCTTTTCAAAAAATGCACGCGATCTGACACCACCAGTACCTTGTGACCACGAGCTGCGTATGCGGATGCCATCAGTGCAACCGAGTGCCTGTATTCATCGTTATTTACTAAAGTATTGACTCTTTTTGCCCAAGGAATACTTGCGCCATCTGGAAAACGTACTTCAGACCGGTATATGTGTATGCTAGGCGTAAGAAAGTTTTCTTTTGGCGGTTTAAATATATTCGGACTAAAGTAATCACGAAAAACCACGTGCTTTCCATCTTTGCGTTCGATTGTGCCAGACAACCCAATTTTGTATCGAGCATGGCTAGTATCAATAATTTTTGCAAAAGTAGGCGAAGACACGTGGTGCATTTCATCGAGTATTATAGTCCCGAACTCTTTTCTTATTTTGTCAATGTTACGATACAAAGTTTGAGTGTTACCAATAACCACAGAGCTGTCGGTATCAAACCTACCACTACCGATAATACCTGGAGTAAATCCATATACTTTCTCTACTTCCTTTGCCCATTGATTACGCAAAGGAACCGTGTGTGTTACCACAAGTGTTTTTTGTTTAAGTTTTCCTGCAATTGCAAGACCTGTAAAGGTTTTCCCCCAACTTACCCAAGCATTGATAATACAGTTATCATTTAAATTGTTGTAAACTTCCTGCTGACTAGGCCGTAGCTCAAATGCGAACTCGGGAAAGTCAGCAGGAACATCTAAACGTTTTTCAACTACTTCGTAATCTTCTGGTATCAAGTCCGTGCGTCCGATTGGTATAGATACCAGATTTTCGCGCACCCGCTGCAAATTCTTAATAACCTGGGGAGGGTCATTAGGATTTTGAGAAGGAACCTTGTACGTTAGTTCGTCCGAGAGTACCTTTCGATACTCAGGAGTGCATTCCATAAAAATTCGATTACTAAGTACAGCTTTCATTTATAGTCCTAAACGGTCTTTTGCTACTATGTATTCTTTTACGAACGTGCTTCTTACAATATCGTTTATCTCAAAATCAACAATATCAAAGCAGTCCATGGCTTTTAATACACGAATAAAATCTCGTAGGCCGTTCTTAGATAGGTCAGCCTGACGGAAATCTCCGCAAAATATAACCCTACAACCTTCCCCTACTCGAGTAATAATAGAATCTAACTCGTGAAAAGACATATTCTGACATTCATCTACAATAATTGTAGCATTACGCAATGTAACTCCTCGAATGAAAGATGTGGTCATAAAATGCACTAAACCTTTTGTTTTAAGTATTTGATATGCATCGCCTCTTTGAAACAATTCAATACAAATATCTTTATAAGGTTCTTCATAGACAGAGGCTTTTTCTTTTTCGTTTCCTGGAAGAAATCCAATGTCTCTTGTAGGTACTGCACTACGAATGAGTACCAAGTTACCATAAGTGCCTTTAATCATATCATCAAAAGCAAGGTAGCAGGATATAAAAGTTTTTCCTGTACCAGCTACTCCATGTAAAACCATGTTTTTGTCGCTTTCAAATGCAAGCAACTGGTTTTTAGTGAGTGGTTCAATTTCTTGCAAATCTAAGTTTGCACCCTGTAAAGTTTTAGATCGTTTACCCATATAGTAGTCATACTTTCCTTCGAGTGTCCTTTAGAAGTGTTTCGGAATACTCGTATAAAACCCACGGCACCTTGCCGTAGTGTAAAACTCCTGCATACTTCATTTCTACTGCAGGAGGGCGGGGCACAACAAATCTAGTTTTAACATTCTGAAGTGTAAGAACAGATGCGGTCTCTTTTTGTTGTACTGACTGAATTTTATAGTATTTTAGGCTACAAAATTCAGATTTTTCGTAAATAAAAGGGGTTCCGTTTGTGTCTACAAAGGTATTTTTAGTACATTTTAACAACCCCCTAAAATTATCTATCTGGTGCCTTAAAGGAAACAAATTTTTATGGAATGTCTGTATTCTGCGTATACCTAAAGTATCCCCGGGCATATTACTATCATCAATAATTTGTCCTTCTAAGAACAAGAGCCCGTCTTGTTTGTCCCAGTTGTAGCTAGGCATTACATAGACGGGAAATCTGACTTTATTGATTGTTTTATACTGTATCACCATACATTTTTGAAAATTTTCCGAGGGAGTAGTCTTCAGCAACGTCGAAGTCGCATCCGACAGGAGCACCTGGGATAGATATGCCTCTGTCCATTTGTATAAAGTGTAACAATTTTTCGTTATAGTGTTCAATTTCATCCTCTGGAACTTCCGCGAGAATAGAGTCATGTACGAGCGCGAATATTCTAGCCTTCATATTGGTTGCTTTGATGTAAGCGCCCATGTCTATTGCGCCAAGTAAGTTAATATCAGAAGCAGCGGACTGTACCAAAAAATTAAGACCAGAACGAATGCTATGACTCCTGATGCCCGCATCGGTGGACGCAACGTTCGGGAGCCTCCTCTTCCTACCAAAGAAAGAATAAACGAAGCCATTTTGTTCAATAAATTTTTGATTATCATCAATCCATGCCTTTAGTTTGTGAA